CGGTGGTCGCCTTTCTCCCCCCGGGACCCCCGAAACCCCGAGAATGTAACTACGATTAGAGGCCATGGCCGGGAATAACGCCGAGGATGCCCCGACCACGACCGGACCCGAGCGCCTCCGTTGCGGGGCGTGCTCCGGTACCGGTGCCGACGCCCTCGGCGACACGCCGTGCTCGACCTGCGCCGGCTACGGCTACCTGCCCAACCCGATACGCCCCCGCCCGCCGCGCCTCGAGGCCTTCGGTCGCTATCCACCGTGTCCGCATTGCGGCCAGACGATCCGGCCAGGGCCGAGTACATGCCCTGTCTGTGGTCCCAATGCCCACGGTCGCCCCTCGTGACCGCCGGCGGTCAGCTTCGGCTAGGCGACATGCCGGGGCCGCGCCAGGTCCGCCGGATTCGCCGTAACGCCGAGCTCACGATCAAGGCCCTTCGGGCGACGGGGCGCCTCGAGGCCGGCGACGCCCTCCTCATCGCCCTGATTCGGACCACCGCGGACCGCTGCGATGAGCTCCGGGGCGCCGATGGGATGGCCTACCACGAGGCTCAGGCCCTCCGCCTGGCCGCCGAGCTCGAAACCCACCTCAGGAATCTAGGGGCGCCGGCGTCGGATGCTTTCGACCAGCTATTGGCAATCGCTCAGGGTCCCACCCCGCCTAGCCACCCCGCCTAGCGGCGCGCTCACCCTCGGCCCGGCGGTCGACGCGGTGGGCGCCGCCCTCTACGGCCGGCCGATGCAGGCGTGGCAGTCGGCGGTGAACGCGGTGGCCGGCGAGATGGACCCGGCGACGGGCGACATGGTGCATGGGGTGGTGGTGCTTCACGTGCCCCGCCGGGCCGGGAAGTCCGCCATCGCGCTGGCGCAGCTGGCCCGCCGGGTCATTGGTCAACCCCGCTCGCAGTCGTGGTACACCGCGCAGACGGGCGGGGACGCCGGCCGCGTGTTCCGCCGCGAGTGGCTTCCGGTGCTTCGCTCCTCCGGGATGGCCCGCCGGCTCAAAGTGTCGCTACGGGCCGGCGCTGAGGCCTTCGAGCTCGCCGAGCGCGGCTCATCGGCGACGTGCTTCGCCCCCGTCGAGGCCTCCCTTCACGGCACCAACGTCGACCTTGCCGTGATCGATGAAGCATGGGCGCACGACGACGACGCCGGCCGGGGTATCGAGCTCGCCGTGTTCCCCGCCCAACTGACCCGCCCGGCCTCCCAAACTTGGATCGTGTCCGCCGGGGGAACGCTCGCGAGTACGTGGTTCGACGGGTGGCTCGAGCGGGCCGAGGCCGCCTTGGCCGCCGGCCGGCCCGGTATCGCCCTCTTCGAGTGGGGCGCCGATGCCGCCGCTGCCGATTATGACCCCACCTCGCCGGCGACGTGGTGGACCGCCCACCCCGCCCTCGGCGACACCATCCGCGAGTCGGCGGTGGCCGCCGAGTTCGACCGGGCCTCGGATATCGCCGCCTTCGAGCGCTCCGTATTGAACGTGTGGCCCCGCCCCCGCCAGCTTGGCCGCTCGCTCGACCTCGAGGCGTGGGCCGCCCTGGCCGACCTCGAGGTGAGGGCCTCCGCCTCGGTCTGCGCCTTCGACGTGTCCCTCGACCGCTTGAGCGCCTCGATGGCTACCGCCGGGCGGGCCGGCGACGGCCGCACCGTCGTGGAGGTGGTCAACCACCGCCGGGGGGTGGAGTGGATCGAGGGCGACGTGAGGGCGTGGCGGCGCGCCCACCCCTCAGGGGTGGTGGTGGCCGACTACGTGGCCGCCGGCACGATCGCCGAGCGCCTCGAGGGCGCCGGCGTCGAGGTGCTCCGCACCGGGCCGTCACAGATGGTCCGGGCCTGCGCCGACCTTGTGGATCAGGTGACCGCCGCCTCGATCGCCCACCGGGGCCAGGCCGTACTTGACGACGCGGTGGCCGACGCCGGCCGGCGCATCCTCGGCGACGGGTGGGCGTGGTCGCGGCGGGGCTCGAGTATCGACATCACCCCGGTGGTGGCCGTCACCCTGGCCTCGTGGGCCTGTCGGGCCTACCCCCAACCGCCCGCCCCGTTCGTCGCCGTCGCCCGCTGAGGACCTCCGTTTAGGACCTAGTTCTAAGGCGGCGCATTAACTACCGCTTGCCGGGGGGTGAGAGTTACATCACTGTGAGTCGCGTGTGGGGGTCTCGTGGCCGGCGGATTGAGGGGCGACTAAGAGACCTCGAGGCCGCCGCCGGGTCGCCCCCGCCCACGGTCACCGTGACCGCTGCCGCCGGCGCCGGCGCCGATCCGTGGTCGACCATCTTTGGGCGGAACACCGACCGGGCGCTCGCTATCGCCGTCCCTACCCTCGCCTACATTCGTAACCAGCTCGCCGGCGGGGTGGCGTCGATGCCGCTCGAGCGGTACCGGTTGGACCCCGCCGGTAAGCCGGAGGCGGTCGACGCCGGGTGGTGCAAGAACCCCGACCCCGCCCCGATCATTGCGCCCTCGGTCTTCTGGTCGTGGGGTATCGACGACCTGTTTTTCGGCGGCCAATGCACCCTCGTCGTGCTGGCGCGCGACTTCGGCGGTTTCCCCGTCGCCTTTCGCCGGGTGCTGCCCGGCCAGATGATCTACGGCCCCGACGCCCTGGCCTACGGGTATCCGATCGTGGCCCCGGTGATCTATCTGGGCGAGGAGATACCGCCCGAGGACGTGATCGTGATACCCGGCCCGCACGAGGGGATATGCAACTACGGGGGGTCGGTCATCCGCGCCGCCCTCGACCTCGAAACCTCGAGCGCCACCGCCGCGGCCGAACCGTTGCCGAACATCGACCTTCACCAAACCGGCGGCGAACCCCTCTCGCAGGCCAAGGCCGACGAGCTCGTGGGCTCGTGGAAGGCGGCCCGCAAGTTGGGCGCCACCGCCTACACCCCGCAGAATCTCGACGCCCGGGTGCTTGGGTGGTCGAGCCTCGAGCAACAGATGGTCGAGGCCCGCCAGTACATGGCCACCCAACTGGCCCGCATGGCCGGCGTCAACCCGGTACTGGTGTCGGCGGCCATGGGGAGCTCTTCGAGCTACGTGTACACCAACCAACAGGACTACCGGGCCGCCTTCCTTGACGACGTGCTCGACTCCTACCTCCGGGCCATCGAGGGCCGCTTGAGCGCCAACGACGTGACCCCCCGAGGCCAGTACGTCGAGTTCGACCGCGACGCCTACACCCGCATGCCGCTGATTGAGCGGGTACAGATCATGGTCGGCGCCCTCAAGGGCGGGTCCACCCCGGAAATGGTCAACCAACTCGCCGAGGCCCTCGACCTCGATTTCGTGATGCCGACCGACCCCACCCCGCCCACCCCAACCACCCCGCCGCCGGCGGCCCCACCGGCCCCGGCCCAACCTGTGCCCGCGCCGACACCGCCGGCGGCTCTACCCCCCGGAGGCCCCTGACCATGCCGACCCCGCTTTCGATCCGTACCTCGGCGCCGGGCGCCGGCCTCGTGGCCGACCGGGCGCGGCGCACCATCACCGGCCAGGTGGTGCCGTGGGGGGTCTACGCGGTGGTGTCGACCGGCCAAACCGTGGCCTTCGGCCGCGGCTCGCTGACCCTTTCGGAGCGGGCCAAGTTGGTGCTCGACCACGACCCCACCCAACCAGTCGCCGTGTACGTGTCCGCCACCGACACCCCCGCCGGGCTCGAGGCCACCTTCCGGGTCCCCGCCGGCGAGCGGGGCGACCAGATATTGGCCGAGGCCGGCGACCTGCGCGACGGGCTCAGCGTGGGCGCCGAGGTGGACGCGGCCACCGACACCGACGCCGGGCTATGGGTCACCGCCGCCCGGGGCCGCCATGTCGCCCTTCTGTCCGAGCCTGCGTTCGATACCGCCCGCGTAACCGCTGTGACCGCCGCACCCCCAACCCAAGGAGCTCCGACCGTGCCCGAAACCGCCGCCCCCGCCGCCCCGCCCGCCCCCGCCCCGGCGGTGGCCGCAGCGCCGGCGGTGCCCGCGCCGGCGGCCCCGGCACCGGCCCCGGTTGCCCCGCCGGCGGCCCCGGTGGAGACGACAACCCCCGCCGGCACGGTGGCCGCCGCCCACCCCGCCCCGGTGGTCGTGGTCCGCGACCCCTACCCCTACGCGGTGGCGTGCGAGGCCGGCGGCCCGTCGTTTGTCCGCGACGCGTTCGCTTCGCTCGAGAACCCCGGCTCGCCGGAGGCCGACCGGTGGCGGCGCGGTCAGGCCATGGCCGCCGACCCGGCGGCGCTCCGGGCCGGTATGGTCCGCCTGGCCGCGGCGCCGGTAGGCCTGGCCGCGGCCGGCGAGGGGACCACCACCGGCGACCCCGGATTGGTGCCCGACCGGTGGCTACCGGGCCGCTTCGTGCCCATGCGGGGCGCCAAGGCCCCGCTTTACAACGCCCTGGCCAAGTACCCCACCCCGGATTTCTCGACGCTCATGGTTCCCCGCACCGAGAGCGAGGCCGGCCTGTCCGGCACCGGGGCCGATGAGCTCGCCCCGATCGTGCCCGGCACCATCGGCACCGACGCCGACCCCATCGTGATTGAGGAGGTGGAGGGCGCCTACCGGTTTTCCCGGAAGTTGCTCATGGGCTCGAATCCGGCCATCGACAGCATCGCCCTCGCCGCCCTCGACCGGGCATGGCTGGCCGACGTGGAGGCCCGCGCGGTGGCGTACTTCACCACCCCGGCCAACTCCACCGCGTGGGGGTCGACCTACGCGGACGGTATCGGCTACATCGCCTCACTTCGGGGCCTGTTCGCGGCCATGGCCGCCGGCACGCTTTACACCTCGACCGATGCAATTCCGGCGGCCAAGGAGTACGAGGCGGCCGCCGCCGCCGACGACACAACCGAGCGCCCTCTCTTGCCCTATGGGAATTCGATCAACTCGGCCGGCGCGTCGGCCGAGGCCTACGCCGCCCTCGAGGTGCAAGGGGTGCCCCTGTGGCCCGGCCCGTACATGCCGGCCAATAAGACGCTCGTTCTTGACCAGTCGGTCAACGCGGCGGCCGCCTTCGTGACCCCGGTGATGAACTTCCGCCTGGAGTGGACCGGCGACGGAAACGTGAAGGTGTTGCAGTTGACCAAGTACTCCGGGGTGGGTTTCTGGTCGCAGTACCCCGGCGGTATTCACGTCATCACGAACACGACCCCGATCGCCGCCGGCGCCGGCGGGGGGAACGGTGGAGGCGGCGGCGCCGGCGGTACCGGCAAGAAGGCGGCCTAGTGGCGGGGTGGCCCTCGGCCGATGACCTGGCCGCCTACCTCGGCCTCGAGGCCGGCGACGACGATGCCAGGGTGGCGGCCGCCAACGATGCCGCGATCGCCGACGCGATCGCGGTGGCCGGATTGGACCCCGAGGCCGGCGTGGCCGACGCCGGCCAGTTTGAGGCGGTGCTCAAGTTGGGGGGGTGGTGGTATGGGGGACGCAACCGGCCCGAGGGCCTCGATTCGCTCAACCCCGGCGCCGCCCCCTATGACCGCCGGGTGACCCTCGGCATCCTCATGCGCGGAAGCATGCCGATCGCGTGAGCGTGGCCGACACCGCCGCCGCCGTGGTCGCCGCCCTCGAGGCGGCCGGCCTGCGCGTCGCGGTGCGGGCCGGGGAGATCACCCCGCCGGTTGTGTTGGTCGAGGCCGGCACCGGGTCCGACATCGCCGACCCGCTGCCCCTCGAGGGCGCCACCATCACCACGTTTTGGTTGCACTACATACCGATTCGAGGGGTCGACAACCTGTTCGGCGACGCCGAGGCCCTCGACACGATCCTCGCCGCCCTGTCGCCGGTGGCGTGGGCGCCGATCACGTGGTCGAAAACGTCGGTAACCGTCCGCAATGACACGTGGCCGGGCTACCGCCTCGACGTGGCCCTCGCCGGCACCACCGCCCCCGCCGCCCCCCTAGCCAGGAGCTAACCCCATGCCCACGATCATCACCAAACTCCGCGGCACCCTCAAGCTTGGCGACACGACCACCGGCGTGCAGATGGAGGCCCAAGTTTCGCATGTCGGCAACCCCCAAACCGTCACGAGGGATGCCGCGGTTACGGTGCTCACCGGCGACGTGGTGCAGGCCCCGGCTACGTACTCCTCGAGCCTGGTCGGAACCGTGCTCCTCGACATGTCCGACCCCGCCGGCGTGTACTACTACGTGTTGCAGAACAAGGGCCAAGAGCTCCCCTTCGAGTTTCTGCCCATCGGCGACACCGGCCCGACCATCACCGGAATCGTGATCTGCGACGGGTGGGACTCCGAGGAGCTCGCCGCCGGCTCGATCGTGCAATCAAAGTTTGCCTGGCCGGTGCAAGGCCAAGCGACCACGACCCCGCCGGCCGGCCCGTAGCGGTGTCCGAGGGCATCGAGGTGCAATGGACAAATCAGGCCGCCTTCGGCGCGGCCATGGGCGAGCTCCGGGCCGAGCTCGAGCAACCCCGCCGCGAGCTCGACGCCGGCGCCAAACGGCTCGCCGAGGAGGCGGCCACCAACAGCCCCCGCATGACCGGGCGGATGGCCGGCGCCCACCACGTGCTACCGGCGGCCGGTAAGCGGGTCTCTTTGGTGATTGACACCCCGTATGCGGCGCCGATCCATTGGGGGTCGCCCCGCCAGGGGATTAGCCGGCGGCCATGGGTGGTGGCCACGTGGCTACGGTCCACCGGCCCGCTCGAGGCCATGGCCGGCGCCCTGCAAGATTCCGCCGACCGGGCCGCGTCACGGACATGACCGCCACCGAGCAAGCATTTGCCGAGGCGGTCGCCGCGACGCGGCCGGCGGTACACCGCATGCACCTTGTCGCCATCCTCGACGACGGGCGGTGGTGGGAGGTGCACGCCGATCAGCGCGACATGCGCCGGGCCATGATCGCCATAGGCACTCAGGACCCCGAGACCGACCGCCTCGGATTCCCCCGGGCGTGCGCGTGGGCGTGGCTGACCCGGAGGGCCGTGATCGAGATGGGCTGGGCGCAGTTCGACGCGGAATGCGCCGAGGTGACCACCATCGCCGGGGTGGACCCCCTCGAGGCGGTGGACCCTACCGCCGAGGGGTCGGACGGATGATTGCCGCCCTGTCGGCCCGCACCGGTATCGCCCCCTCGATCCTGTGGGAACAAGAGCCTGAGGACCTGGCGACACTGCTCGACGTGCTCCTCGAGGAGTGAGCGATGGCTAAGGCGGCCGCCCTCAACCTCGATATCATCGCCACCGCCGACAAGGCGCTCGAAACCTTCGACAAGGTCAAAGACAAGGCCGGGACCTCGTTTGGGGCGATGAAGGTGGCGGGGGTGGCGGCCGCCGGCGCCGTGCTCGCCGGTTTGGGCGAGGCCACCAAGGCGGCCTCTGAGCATGAGGTGAACGTCGCCAAGCTCGAGCAGGCCTACAAGAACGCCGGCGTGCCCATGGACGATTTCAAGGGGTCGCTCGAGGAGATAGACAAGAGCTCGCGCCGCACCGGTCAGTCGGCGGAGGACAACATCGCCGCATACACCAAGCTTGTCGCCGCTACCCACAGTTCGGCTCAGGCCCACGCCGAGCTCGCCACCGCCGAGGACCTGGCCGCCTTCAAGGGCGTTTCGGTATCCGACGCCGCGCAAGCTATCAACAGTGCCACCATGGGGAATACCCGCGCCCTCAAGGAAATGGGCATAGCCACCAAGGACGCGGCCGGCCACCAACTCGACGCGAAACAGATCATGGACAGCCTGACCGCGGCGGTTCACGGCCAGGCTGACGCCATGGGCGACACCGCGGCCGGGAAGATGGCCCGCTACAAGGAAACGCTCGAGCAGACAAAGGTGTCCGTGGGCGAGGCCCTACTGCCGGCCATGACGAAACTGCTCGACATGCTGCAACCGCTTTTCAACTGGCTAAGCCAGAACACCGAAGTGCTAAAGGTGCTCGCCCCGATCATCGCCGGCCTCGCCGGCCTGGTGCTCGCCGTGTCCGCCGCGACCAAAGTGTGGGCGGCCATTCAGCAGGTGCTGAATATCGAAATGGATGAGAACCCCATTGGGCTAGTCATCCTCGCAATCGCCGCTTTGGGCGTGGCGGTCGTCGAGGTGATCCAGCATTGGGATCAGATATCGGCGGCTATCTCGACCGCGTGGGGGTGGCTCAAAGACTTCGGCGCGTGGGTGGCCGGCCATTGGCGCATCATCATCGAGCTCCTCCTCGGCCCCCTCGGCATCCTCATAGCCAACTTCGGCACCGTCGAGCGGGTCATACAAGACGTGATCCACGCCCTCGAGGACGTGGGCCGCAAAGTGTCCGAGGCCATGCGATGGCTCAGCCGCCTGCCCTCCGGCGCCGGCGGGTTGCTCTCCGCCATAAACCCGTTCGCCGCCCCCGGCGGCCCGGCGCCGGCCCCGTACGCCGCCCTGGCCACGGTGCAAGTCTTTGTGCAACCGGGCGACGATTTCGCCGAGGCCGTGTACCGGGGCCTTCGCGAGTATCAGCACCGCCACGCCCGCCCGGAGCTCCGCTCACTGTTCGGCGGTTAGCGGTGGCGACGGGCCGATGGGATCAGTCGCAGTGGGACGGGGCGCAATGGAAGGGCGGCCGCCCCCCGCCCATCCCACCGCCGCACGCGGCGGGGTGGGGCGACGAATGGCGGTGGTGGTACCAGAACGCCCGTATCACCGCGCCGCAATGGGACCTGACCGAAAAAGTGGTCGAGGCCCAATGGACGACCGAGGGCCACACCATGGGCGACGGCACCCTCCGCGGCGACCTTCAACCCGGCCACCTCACCCTCAAACTCAATGACCGCGACGGGCTCATGGTCACCCTTGACATGGTCGGCACCATTTGGGGCCAGTACCGCCCGACCGGCGACACGTGGTGCTATTTCATCGACTCGATCACCTCCGGCCTGTCGCCGCCCGGCTCGCCCGAGCGGTGGAACGTGGTTGTCACCGGTAATACCTGGCCGCAGCGGTTGACGACCGGCCAGTACATAGCGGCGCCGTGGCCGCAACAGTCCGTGTCGGCCCGCCTGACCGCCATCGCAAACCAAATGAACATTGACACCGGCCTCTATCTGCCCCCGGTGGCCGCCGACATTTCCGGCGACGCCCACCTCATCCCCCCGCTCGCCCCCGCTCCCGAGGCCTCCCCGAGCCAGAGCTATTGGCCTGGCTATCTGCAACAGGTACGCGACGCCGCCCCCCTCGGCCTGGCCTGGATCGAGGCCTTCGCCGAGGCCGACGCCGACGCCTACCCCTACACCCCGGGCCGGTTGTGGCTGACCTACCGGTTGTGGGATGCCGCCCCGGCCCGCAACCTTGTCGATGAGCAGTACAACGCCGGCACCGCCTGGACGTTCGGCTCTGAGAATGTGCGTACCCGCCTGACGTGGAACGCCACCTCCTACCTTTCGGTCACGACCAGTCTCGATATCGTCTCCGGCGGGTATGGGAGTTGGGGCGTGGAACGCATGCAGCCGCGCATTTGGGGCGACGTGGGCGCCGGTATGGCGCAGGAGGCGCCGTGCCGGGCCATCACTCAAACCATTTTCGACGCCCTCGGCGCCCCGAGGCCGCACGTCAATCAGATTTTGGCGACCTCCGGGGACCGCATGCACCCCGACGGGTCCCACGCCGCCGCCTGGGACCCCACCGCCCACGTGTGGGCGCCGCATGAGGTGATGGTTTGGGACCGGGAGGGGACCACCGAACGCTACCGGGTCACCCAAACCGCGCACCGCCTGACCGTGTGGCGGTGGGAATCAATGCACACCCTCGAGGTGTACATACCGGCCGCGGCCATGCCGACATGAGGAGGATCGACCAATGGTAAAAACCGCCGACGTGGTGGCCGGCGCCGACATCGTGACCACGTGGGGCAACGAGATACGCGACCGCACCGCGCAGGTGTTCGCCACCGCGGCCGAACGCGACGCCCAATGGCCGGCCCCGCCCGATGGCGCTGTCTCCTACACCGCCGACACCGCCGCCTTATGGCTACGCCGGGCCGGGGCGTGGGCCGCGCTCTCGACGCTCTGCCACGCCCGGGCCTACCGGACCGCTGACTATTCCATCCCCCCCACCGGGGGCATTGTGTTTCCCTTCGAGACAGTCAGCCATGATCCGGCGCAAATGTTCGACCCAGTCCGAAACGGTTTCGTTATCCCAATAGCCGGTATGTACCTCTGCCACGGCAAGGTGCTAACCATCGCAGGCAGCGAGATATCTCTGACGGTCACCCTCAACGGTGCCACATTCGCAACCGAGGCGCGTGCCCCCCTGCCTGGCTACGGGGTCCACTGCACCGTGACCGACACAATCCCTTGTGCGGTGGGCGATCTGGTGCAAATCCAGGCCTCGGCCTATCCGGACCCCGCCGCTATCTATGCCTGGGGGTCTGCCATGAACTATTTCACGTGTGACCTGCTGACCTAAAGAAAGGCGCCCCCATGTCCTATGAATCACAGTGGCATCTCACCTACGATGACCCGTTCGTTAGTCGCTGCCGTGCCTGTTTGACCAATCAAGCGGCCATTTTCAAGGACGATGCCCGCCCCGATTTCGTGGCGCTCGCTAATGCGGTGATGACCTCGGACCCGCCCTCGATCTTCCCGACGTGGCAATCGTTGTTAGGCGCCGCCCCCGGTTTCGCTGACGCCGCCGATGGGCCGGGCGGTATCGACTCCTCGGCGATCGCCGACGAGGAGATACTCGCCGCCGTCCAGGGGCTATGGCCCACGGTGGCCGGCCTCTACTTCGACGCCGCCGGCGAACCGCTCCCCTAGCCGTGGCCCGCTTTAGTTGTGCCACATGGCGGCCCATCGGGGCGAACACCGGCGGCCGCCTGTCGCCCAACCTCGGCCTCGTGTTGCATCACGCGGTGGCCAACGGCTCGCTTTGGTCATTCTTTAACTCGCCCGCCGCCGAGGTGTCCGCCCACTTTTGGGTCGCTCAATCGGGCCTGGTCGAGCAGTACGTCGATACCGACGTGGTGGCCTGGCATGGCATGGCCCTCAATGCCCGCTACGTGGGGGTCGAAACCGAGGGGTGCTCCGTTGCCCCCTACGCCGACCCGATGAGCGAGGCCATGGTGGCCGGCCTGGCCGCCATCTTCGCCGAGGGCATGGCCCGCCACGGTTGGCCGACGGTGGCCGCCGAGCACGACGGGGAGGCCGGTTTCGGCTATCACCGCATGGCGGTGGCGACCGCCTGCCCCTGCGATGTTCGCCTCAACCGGCGGGCCGAGATATTGGCCATGGCCGCCGGCGGTACCGTGCCCGCCCCGCCGAGCTCGCCGCCGCCCTCGGCCTCGAGCGGGCCGGCGCCGCCGTGGCCGGGCGTGTACCTCGACGACTTCACCGAGGACCCCGCCGCCGCGACCTGGCAAGCACAAATGGCGGCCCGGGGGTGGAGCATCACCGTCGACGGGTGCTACGGGGAGCAGTCGGCGTGGATATGCACCCTGTTTCAGGAGGAGAAGGGCCTCGAGGCGGACGGCATCGTGGGGCCGGACACGTGGGCGGCGACGTGGGCGGCGCCGGTAACGTGACCGCCGCCCTCCTCGCCACCTACCTCGCCAACCGGCCCGCCGGCGAACCTGAGGCCTACCTCATCGCCGCCTCCGTGGTTTGCGCGGTGGCGCTCACGTGGGCCGGGTGGACCCGCGACGTCTACCGGGCGCTCATGGCCGCCGCCGTGGGCATGCTCGCCCTCGCCCTGCTCACCCACTAAGGGGCGACCATTCCCGCCGGCCGGCGGTGTATCCCGGCCGGGGGCCGCTCAGCTGACCGGCAGCGACGCGGTGGGTTCCATGGCCGCCCGCAGCTGGTCGAGCGACGCCCGCCGCAGGTAGCGCTGCGTGGTGGCGAGGCTGACGTGGCCGAGCGCTTCTTGGACGGTGCGGACGTTGCCGCAACGGTCGAGCATGTCCGACGCGCAGGTATGCCGCAGGGCGTGGGCCGAGATGCCGTCGCGGGGCCCGGTTTTGATGCCGGCGTCGGCCATCCAGCCGGACACGTGGCGGGACAGGGCGCCGGGGGACAGACCGATGAGCGGCCCGGCCCGGCGGTAGGCGGCCCAGGTGTCCACGCTGACCGCCACCCAGCGGGGGACGGGCAGAACCCGCTCATCGCCCCGTTTGCCGACCACGAAAATGATCCGCCCGTCAGGGTCGTAATCGCCCAAGCTCAGGCGGGACACCTCGACGCAGCGCAGACCGCAGCCGAGCATGAGCGCGACGATCACCTCGGCCCGCAGGTCGGGCAGCACCAGGCGGAGGCGGGCCACCTGGCCGGCGGACAGGGCCCGGGGGGCCCGGCGGGGCTCTCGGACCCGTCCGAGCCCGGCGGTGGGGTCACCGGCCATCAATCCCTCCTGGGCGCACCAGGCGCAGAACGTGCGCACCGTCGACAGGTAGGCCCGCCGGGACGCCGGGCCGAGGGCGCCCACGGTGATCTGCCAGGCCCGCACCCGGTCCCGGTCCAGGGCCCCGATATCCAAGTCGTTCGGGCAGGCCTCGACCAGCATGCCGAGCCGGGAGCGCAGATGCCCGGCGGTCAACGCCGAAATCTCGCCCCGCCCGGCCCGGTCGGCCACATAGGCGGCCACCGCCTCGGAAATCAGCACGGCAAACCCCCTGCGTGCTCCCCGCCGGGCCCTTGTCTTACACCTACGCCGCGGCCACCGCCGCCCTCGACGACAAATACCATTTGGTAGACGGAGCGAGCGGACCGCCCCACATAAGCCAGTCCCGATCAGCCCCCGTCGCCTCCGCGATGCGCATGACCACCTCGCTCATCTTGCGCGGCGCGCCGCCCCGCTCCCACTTCGACCACGTCGCCGGTTTCACCTCGCAGGCCGCCCCGATTTCGTCGACCGACGCCCCCAGCTCGAAGCGGACCAGCCGTAACCGCAGAGCGAACGAGTCGGTAGGCACCCACGCCTCCACTGCCGTCATAGGTTGTGACATTAGGGGGTTTCGAGGGGTTTGGCAAGGTGGGGGGATCAGCAGTCCCTCGGGGTGATTGCCGGGAAAGTAGCGAACCGCTACCTTTTGACGCTATGACTACCAATGAGCGGCCGATGACCCCGGCGGAGGTGGCCGAGCGGTTCAACGTGTCGACCAACACCGTGGCCAAATGGGCCGACGACGGCCGCCTACCCAGCTTCCGCACCCCCGGCGGGCAGCGCCGCTTCCACCGCGCCGACATAGAGGCACTCCTCGGGACCAAACCCCGCGACAAATCAGCATGAGCCCCGCGCCGACGCTGGACGACGCCCGGGCCGCCGTCGCGTATCTGCGCGAAGCCAGACAGAAACCAAAGGGCTCGAAGCTCCTATCGGTCCACGGCGCCGACATGCTTGACGTGATCTTCCGCTATCTCGAAGCCGCACGCGACGATGCCGACCCCGGCGATACCGCTCGCTAAGGCGGCCGCCGCCGCCCGCTACTACCGCCGGCGGGGCGAACCGGGCGACGCCGAGCGGGCCGAGGGCCTGGAGGCCGGCCTGGCCGCCGCCCACCGCTGCCGCGATTGCGGCCGGCCCCTCTCCGACCCCGTATCGGTCGCCGCCGGCATCGGCCCCGACTGTCGAGCCAAGGCGGCCCGGTGCCCGGACGGGTGAACGCCGGCGACATGCCCAAGGCGTGGCGCCGCAAGAATCCGGGGGGTGGGGGTCCGGCTCCGGTTGTCACCGGGCCCATAGAGAACACCCCCCGGAACACCCCCCGAAAGGCCCCGCCCGAGCGCATCGCATGGAAGTGCATGCGGTGCGGGACGTGCGGCGACACCTATGCCGCCCTCGAGCGCCACGCCGCCCGGGAGCGCCATTTCCGTTTCGACACGCTCCGGTGAGCGCCTCGTGGTGGTGGTGGCGTCTCACCCTGGCCCGCCTCAGGGTCCGCGCCGACGTGCTCGCCTACCGCGTCGAGCTCGGCGAACCGCTCGAGCTCGCCGCCGAGGTGGCCGCCGGCGCCGTCATCGAACACCTTCTTGCCGAACCGAGGGGGTCCGTTGTCCGCGACGCCCGATGAGCAGGCGGAGCTACCGCTACGCCGCCCCAAGGTGGTCCCCATCGGGCCGGCGCCGGCGCTCACCCACGCCGAGGAGGCCGCCAACCTGGCCGCCTGCCCCCGCATCTACCGCGAGACGCTCCGGGTCGTCTACCGCCACGCGTCGCGCTCCGGGCGGCTATGGGCGGCCCGCGAGACCCTCGAGGCCGAATGCGAGCTCTCGCGCCGGCGGCTCAAGGAACACCGCGCCTACCTCGTGGCCGCCGGCTACCTCGTGGCTCAAGGTGGCGGCCACCGGGGCCGGACCGCCGCCTACCTACTGACCACGCCGGCCGAGCGGGCCGAGGTGCTCGAAGAGCTCGAAGAGGCCCGGCGGAAACCGTGCCCCTACTGCGGAATGGTCGAGCCTGACCACCGGCCCCGGGACTGCCCGGCCCGCCCGATCGCCCCCCGCCTGCCCGGCGTCCGATGACGTTTTCCACAGAATCCCGCCATAGGACCCGCTCGAGAGAAAGGGGGCGGAAAATCGCCCCCTTTCCAGTCGTGAAAGGGGGCGGAAAACCGCCCCCTAAGCTTTCAAGAGAGCTACTGACGTATGTAGCTCTCTCTCGACAGATAACGCGCGGCGCGCTCGAGCTCAAAAACGGCCAGAGGCGAAGTAGGGAACCCCTCGAGGCCAAACCGGCCGGCGAGCGCCTCGCCCGCTGCCCCCGGTTCCCCGCTAGCGCCTTGGTGGCAGGGTGGGGCCATAGTGCGCTTTCCGGGGCTCTCCGGCCCGTAGAATCGGAGGCGTGCCCCGCCAGTACCCCGCCGAGCGCCGAGCGTGGCCCCGACCCGCACCTCGAGGCCTCGCCGGCGCCGGCGACCGGTAGCGATGCCTCGCCCCCCGAAGGCCCTCTCCTCGCAAGGTCACGGCTCGAGGGCGTGCTATATCCGCGGTTGCCGCTACCCGCTCTGTGTCGAGGCCAACCGCAAGTATCAGGCCGACTACCGCGACGGGCTACGGGGTACCCACGACAAGCGCCTCGGCCCGTACCGCATCGATGCCGGCCGCACCCCGAGGCGCGATGGCTGAGGACCTCTTCACGAACCGCCCTCCTAACGAGGCGCAACACCGGAAGCTCGACGAGATCACCCAGGCCATGCTCGGGGTCGGCGAACTGCTCGACACACTGCCGTCGAGCCGGTTCCGGTCGCTGGCCATGACCAAGCTCGAAGAGTGCTCCATGTGGGCCAAGAAGGCGACCGTCTTTACCTATGAGGCCGACACATGATCGAGCCCGTCCAGTGCAAGGCGTGCGGCGCGCCCATGATCTGGGCACGTACCGGGTCGGGTAAAGCGATGCCGCTCGACGCCCAACCGAACCCGGCCGGCAATGTCGAGCTGATCGGCGACTCGGCCAAGGTGTGGGGGACGTCGCATGTCTGGCCGCCCGAACAACCCCGGTTTATGCCCCACCATGCGACCTGCCCGAGCTGGCGCCGATGACACCGACCGCTACCTCGAGGCGGTCATAGCCCGCCGATACGCTCTAGGCCTCGACGGCCACGAGCGTGCCACCCCCGGACCATCGCCCGCCGCCCGCCTGTACCTCGAGGCGGCCATCCTCGAGGCCGAGCGCTTGCACGACGGGGCGATCATGCTCGACCTACTCGGCAAGGCCCTTCGTGCATGGCCGGCCACCCTCGAGGCGCCACCCCCTCAGGACTCATCGGCCCCCCTCAGGCCAAATGACTAGGCCCCTACCGAAATACGAGACCCCCCTCTACCGCCGGGGTAGGCGGGGGTGGGCGGCCAGGGTGGCGGCCGGCGAAGTGTCATGCCACCTGTGCGGCCGCCTCATCGTCGGCGCCTTCGACCTCGATCACGTACGGGGGGGTGGTGGGGTGATGCACCCCGCTCACCCGTCGTGCAACCGGAGCGAGGGCGCGAAGTGGCGCGGCCGTCGCCGGTTGGCGTGGGGCTCGAGCTAGCCGGTTTCTTGTACGCCGATCCTCTGTGAC